GCAGGGCATAATTGAAAGAGGAAAGAGTTATCTGAATCGAGTTGCAGGTAAAGAATTAGATTTTGAGACAGAGGACAAACCTAAAGAACTGTTGTTTGATTATTGCCGGTATGTAAGAAGTAATGCTCTTGAAATGTTCCAACAAAATTACTTACACGAACTGCTATCTTTACAGATAGAATCGGAGGTGGATGCCTATGAAGCCGAAAACCCTGACACAGGCGTTTAATGACGGCACAGTAGACGTTTACAGTGTTGGAAATATAGCCGAAGCAGGCAACATGCCGAAAGACGGACTGACTATTAAAGTATCTAATCTGAGGTATGAAGAGCGCACAGTAGGCATGAGTAGATTTTGGACAGCTAAGCAGGAGCAAGCACAAATTGAGCAATTGATAAGGGTGCCAAGAATCAACTCAATAACTACTCATGATGTCGCTATTTTAGATGGAGAGCAATACGATATTAAGCAATTTCAGTATATTCAAGATATTGAACCGCCTTGCATGGATTTGTCTTTAGAACGCTTGGAGGTGGCCTATGAAATTAAGTGATTTAAGAGATGCATTACTTGAAATTATCCCGGATGTATTTCATTACGAAGCTTGGGCGAAACCTGATAAGTATATAGTATGGGCGGAGGATAACGAAGCAAGCTCCTTAAATGCCGATAATAAAAAAGATGAACAGGTTATTGAAGGAACTATTGATTATTTTACCAAAACCGAATATGACGATAATGTTGTTTTAATTCAGCAAAAATTAAATTCTATTGATGTGTCTTGGAGACTAAGCTCTATTCAACACGAGCAAGATACCGGATACATTCATTATGAGTGGATTTTTGAATTAATAGGGGAGTTGATTTAATGGCTAAGATGACTATTAAAGGCACAGACCAACTGGAATTACAGTTGTCAAAGCTTGGAAACATGTCAACGAAAATTGCAAAGGATGTTGTTATGGCAGGAGCACAACCAGTGGCTGATGAGATAAGGGTAGGGTTAACAAGAAATTTACAAGGCTCTGAACATTCAAAAGGTGATTTGTTGGATAGTTTAGGTGTTGCGCCGCCAGACATTGACAGAAGCGGTAATGTAAATACAAAAGTAGGTTTTCATGGATATGACAGAAATGGAGTAGCCAACCAATTAAAAGCAAGAGTAATGGAAAGCGGTTCAAGCAAGCAACAGAAAAAACCATTTGTAAGGCCTGCGGTAAATCGCAGTAAAAATCGTGCATTGGAAGCAATGCAAAAGAAATTTGATGAAAAAATAGAATTAATTATAGAATAGGAGAGGATGAAAGATGAAAAAAATCGGCTTAAAATATCCCGTGGCAGCTACTTATAACACAAGTACAGGCGCATACACAGACGGATTTGTAATAGCAAAAGCGATGAGTGCGGGTATAGCAATAAATAAAAATAATGTAAAATTATTTGCTGATGATGATATAGATGAAGCAGACCAAAGTTTTATAGATGGCACTATAACACTTGGACTCAATGAATTACCATTAGACAAACAAGCTATTATGTTGGGACATACCATCGGTGCAGGCGGTGAGATGGTTGCCAATAAAAATGACATAGCACCATATATGGGTCATGGCTTTTATGGAAGAATCAAAAGGAACGGTCTAAACAAGTGGAGAGCTGTCTGGCTGCATAAAGTACAATTTGGCGAACCTAACGATGAAACAGAGACACAAGGCGAAAGCGTTGTATTTCAAACACCTAAAATCGAAGGCGTTATAATGAAAGACGTTAACGGCGACTGGAAAAGCGAAAACGTATTTGATACCGAGGCCGAAGCAAAAACATGGCTTGACACTAAAGCAAGCGTATCGACCACAGCTTCAGGTGGATTGACAGGCTTAGAATTAACAGGTACAGGAGGCGCATTGTCACCGGCGTTCTCTGCTGGAGAAACTTTATATACTTTTGGCGGCGTAAGTGCAGCAAGTATAACTGTTAAAGCAACAGCAGCAAACCATACGCTTAAACTATATGTTGATGATGTATTCACGGAAAACTTAACAACTAACGTTGCATCAGCAGCTATTCCATTGGATGTTGGAAGTCATAAAATCAAGGTATATGCACAAGAAGGAATTAAGACACCACAAATCACAGAAATTACTGTTGTTAAGACAACATAAGGGCGGAGCAATCTGCCCTTTTTTAAGGAGGAATCATGTTAGATATAGTTAAACATATTGAAATAGACGGAACAGAATACCCTATAGCTTATACATTTAATGTTATGGAAGCTATACAGGACAAATACGATACCATTGAAAATTGGGGAAATGCCCTGCAGCCGCCGAAAGGCGTAGAACCTAAAATAAAGGACATCAAATGGACGTTTACCCAATTTATTAACGAAGGCATTGACATAGAAAATGAAAATAAAGGAGAAAAAAGACCTTTTATAACCGAAAAACAAGTCGGAAGATTGATTTCTGCCGTTGGAATGAATGAAATGACTAAAGCTATGAAGTCGGTTACATCCGCAAGCACAAAAACCGATGATATAAAAAACGAGTAGACCACGCAGAAGATGATGAGGAAGAGGAGGACTCTGGGATAATCAATTTTGCGTGGTATTTATTTATAGGCATGAAAAAGTTAAGCTTTACAGAAAAGCAAGTAGGACACATGACCTTTAGAAAGTTCTTCATGCTGTACGAAGCATATAAAAATGATTTTGACATGGAAATGACTCTTAAAAATAAAGGGTTACGATATTTTGATATAGAAAAACAAGATACATTAGATGATGTCATTCCGTTATAAAGGCAGGTGATAACATGGCAAGTAATATTGGTGCAAAAATTGAATTACAAGGTGAAGCCCAATTTAGGAAAGCTGTAACTGAAATAAATACTAATTTGCGAACATTGGGAACTGAAATGCTTAAGGTCAAATCAGAGTTTGATAAAAACGATAAGAGTATTGAATCTTATACTAAAAAGAATGAGGTTCTCACCAAGCAGATTGGGGAACAGAAAAACAAAATTGAAGCGTTAGAAAAAGGACTAAAAATATCAGCAGAAAAATATGGCGAAAATGCTGCGCAGACGCAAAAATGGCAACAAGACTTAAACCGTGCTACAGCTGACCTGAATAAAATGGAACGTGAGGTTAGAGACAACAATAAGGCCATCGAGGATGCGAATAATCCCACTAAAGAATTGTCAAAAGAAATTGATGATATGGGGAAAAGTGCTGATGGTGCAGGTGGCAAGCTTGAAAAATTAGGCGGTGCATTAAAAACATCCGCAGTTGCTATGGGAGCGGTGGCAGTAGCAGCAGGAGCCGCCGCCATTAAATTAGGAAAAGAAGTAATATCGTCTTTTGGAAGTTATGAGCAGTTGGTTGGTGGTGTTGATACACTTTTTAAAGACTCATCACAATTACTGCAAGATTATGCTGCAAATGCACATAAGACAGCTGGGCTATCTGCAAATGATTATATGGAAACCGTAACAAGCTTTTCAGCAAGTTTAATACAGTCCTTGGGCGGAGATACTGAAAAGGCAGTAAAATACGCAGATATGGCCATAACCGACATGGCAGACAATGCTAACAAAATGGGTACTGACATGGCATCAATACAAAACGCTTATCAAGGATTTGCAAAACAGAATTATGCGATGTTGGACAACCTGAAGTTGGGCTATGGCGGAACTAAAACTGAAATGGAAAGATTGTTAGCAGATGCAACGGCTATTTCCGGCATTAGTTATGATGTATCGTCTTATGCCGATGTTGTAAGTGCAATCCATATAATTCAAGAAAATATGGGAATAGCCGGAGCAACTGCATTAGAAGCCGAAGCTACAATCGAAGGATCATTAAATGCTTTTAAAGCCTCATTCGAAAATTTGATTACCGGGTTTGGTAATGCTGATGCGGATGTTGGAAAACTAACAGAAAATCTAATAACATCATTTGACACGGTTTTAGAAAATATAATGCCTGTAATAGAAAATATAATAAGTGCATTTCCTCAAATATTTTCGGCTGTAATACCGGCAATTGGAGACTTGTTACCTGAATTATTAGACGCGGCAACAGGTCTGTTTAGTCAAGTTTTAGATACTTTGATAAAATTACTACCGTCATTAATACCGGTAGCTGTAAATGCAGTAAAGACAATTACAAATACATTGATAAACAATATCCCGTTATTAATAGACAGTGCCATAACACTAATGCTGTCTTTAACTGATGGGCTAATAGATGCATTGCCTATACTGATACCAGCTGCTGTTACAATCATCATAGCATTAGCAAGCGGATTAATTGATGCATTGCCAGAACTGACAAGAAGGCTGCCTGAAATTATTAATGCGATAGTTACAGGATTAGTTGAAGGCATCCCAAAAATATTAGAATTTATTCCCACATTGTATACAAATCTTGTTAAAGTGGTAACAGAAACAGACTGGGCGCAGATGGGAAAGGATATTGTTGAAGGACTATGGAACGGTATTAATTCATTAGCCGATTGGATTCGTGAAAAAGTTACAGGTTTTGTAGAAGGAATCGGGGATACAATTAAAAATTTCTTTGGTATTGAATCGCCATCAACATTAATGGCTGAATATGGAAAATATATTGATGAAGGACTTGCGCAAGGAATTGAGAATAATGCAAATAAACCACTAAATGCAATGTCAGCGATAGCAAGCTCTATTAGTGATACGGTTACAGGTTCCATCAGTGAATTGGACAGACTTGCAAGTAGAATAGCAAACTTTGATGCACAAGACGATGATACGAGAAGAGAACGCAACAATAAAGCAAAGAA